ACCTTAACGATTTTCTTCTTGGTTAAATTATAACGTTCAATCGGCAAGTATTGAAAGCTATGAGCAGAATACTTGGACCGCTTGGCTTCGTGGTTTAATTGCTCGAATTCGGGGATGGTGAGGATGTTAAAATTCATCGGATGGTTGCAAAGATACATTATTTGGTTGTTCACTTTCATTGAGCGTGTAAAATTTTGTTAACTCGCCCTTGAAACCAAGTACAATGTTATCATCCGTGCTTCCGTTTCTGTGCTTCAATATCATTACGCTTGCCTTGCCTACGGTGCTATTGCCTTTGTCATCCTCATAAATCGAGTATGCTTCGGGGCGGTAAATAAACATCACAAGGTCGGCATCTTGCTCCAATGACCCCGACTCGCGCAGGTCGGATAGTTGCGGTATCTTATCGGCACGCTCCTCAACTTTGCGGCTCAACTGCGATAGTGCTATCACAGGAATATTCAAGTCCTTGGCTATGGCTTTAAGGTTTCGGCTTATGTAGCTGATTTCTTGCTCACGGCTATGTACATCAGCACCTTTGCCAACGGTCATTAGTTGCACGTAGTCAATCACGGCCATTTTAACTCCTTTCTCGCGTACTAATTTACGCAGTTTTACTTTCAACTCAAATATGCTTAACCCTGCGGTGTCATCAATATAAATCGGTGCGCTTGCTAACTTTTGGCATTTAATATGGTTAAACTCAACCTCATCAGGTGTCAATCCAATACGCATGTATCGCTCCAACGCAATTCCTGTTTCGGCAGATTGCAACCTATGTGTTAACTGCATGGCAGACATTTCTAAACTGAAAGCGGCCACAGGTTCATTAAATTCAACTGCTGCATTGCGGATGAAGTTTAACATCAATGATGTTTTACCCATGCCCGGTCTTGCTGCCAATATCACAAAGTCACTCGATTGCCAACCGCCTGTAATTTTGTCAATCGGTGGAAAACCTGTTGGTATTCCGCTTATGCCGTGTCGGCTTATTATGTTATCGTTTCTCTTTTCACTTTCATAAAACAAGTCAAGCATGGTGTTGACCTTGCCAACGGCCACAAACTTCTCAACCTTGTCGAGCATCTGCTGCCCCATTTCAAGCACGTTAAAGGCATCGGAAGCATCCGAATAGCTTTCTTTAGCTATGCCGAGTGATAGCATTATCATTGACCGCTTAACATATTGTTCGGCCAATATTCGTGCATGGTATTCAATATTGACTGATGATGATACTTTATTCATCAATTCAGCAATATACACGCGGCCACCGATATACTCCAACTTATTCATGCGTTTAAGTTCATCAATAACGGTAAACAAGTCAATGCCCCTGTTGTCTTTATACAGGTTCATGGCTGCTCTAAATATGGCCGCGTTGCTTTCATTATAAAATGACTCATCGGTAATGATGTCAAGTATCTGCTCAATGGCCTGTTTGTTGGTCAGTATTGCCCCAAGTACGGCTTGTTCTATCTCTGGTGATTGCGGTGGTAGTTGCTGCTTCATCGTTTGCCAAAATTAAGTGTTGTTTTTACATCGCTTGGTGCCTGTTTCTTCTTTGGCATCGGTTTCAAGTGCGGTATGGTATTAATTATAGTTTGCTGCCAATCGGTTATCGGTTTTCCAAATCCATTTCGCCACCCTGCCCTTACCCAAGTATCATATTTTGCCGCAATGGTATCTTGTAGTTTATCGAAGTCAATATCTAACCCTTTGCAGAATAAAAGAAAATCCTCGCGGGCGGGCGTGCTTATTTTATCACACACACTATCATTTTCACTTACACTTACATTATCACTTACACTAACACTTACATTTAGGGTTTCAATTGGCTTTTTATTGGTTTCCGAAAAAGCCAACCCTTTTGTTTGCTTTTCTTCGCTTTTCGGTCGACCGCCTTTTTTTCCGTTTTCGGAGGCCTTTTTTACACGTTCCTCGTAATTGGTCATATTGCGTATAAGGTTTGGCTCAATAAATGACCATACCAACTCAACAAGCGGGTCGGATAAATCAACATTGCCATCGGCATGAAACTTAAATAGGTTTGATAGTATTATTGCCTTTTGGCTATCGTTTAATTTAGATATGGCAGGCCACCATTCCGACCGAATTATAAATGTATCTTTCATTATCTGTATTGGTTTTGTTTATACTTAAACCCATCAACAACCATTGCCTTTTGCACAGCATGGTAAATTGTTTCTGCCCAAATGGTTAACATTTGACCGCTTGGGGATTGAATGCGAAATATTTTCATTGTGTATAAATAAAAAAGCCTATCTAACTTCGTGCAGGGTTCGACTTCTGCAGTCCATTAAATAGGCCAATAAGTTTATGTTTCTATAATGTCGAACCGAAACAATGATGCAAATATACTAAACAGAAATCAATTTACCAAGTTTACTTTGCACCAACTCATGATATTCATCCAACCATTTTCGGCACTCAATCACACGTGCAATGATTTCTTCTTCAATGGCAACATCGCGCTTGATGTGGAATGCACCCCAACGCAAATCATCTGGAATATCATCGTAACTGATTTCGTTGCCGTAGTTAGCTTCTTCGGGAGTGGTAACAAGGCCGTAAAACAATATGAAATTCGGCTTGTTGTATAACCTCATGTAACCGCGCCCTTGCAATTCATAGTCCTTGCTAATTGGCGAAGTGATGCTATCATGTAGCGACTTCATATCCCACGGTGCTTTAACATCAATTATAGTATCATGTAGGCAAACATCGCACGTACCTTGGAAGTATTCATCATGCATGCTTACAATGTTTTTCTCTGCCATTCCGAAGCCAAGTTTATCGGCTGCCATTTCGATAAGTTCGTTTTCGACCATGTTACCCTTATCAAAATACTTGCTGCGTATTTCCTCACGGTCGTTAGCATACCATTCTTTGAGATAAGTTTGGCAAGTGAGCGGTAAATTACCGCCCTTGCCGTTGCCCATAATCTTACCGATTTGGGAGCATCTTATTTTAAATAGTCTATCCATTGATTAATAAAGCGGCCTCCACTTCCGCTGATAAAATATATTTTTTCTTTATTTGTTCAACCGTTGCCGATTTCGTTTCAATTGCCTTACGTGCCTTGTCAAATGTCGGTGTGTTCAGTTCCAATGTCGGTTTAACAACTGGCTTGTTTGACACTCGAATAGCATCGTGTTGTTCACCAAATGCTTTAACTTTTTGAACGGTTAAGATGATTTGCTTGCCTGCCCATTCCTCAATGAATGGAGTGCCTGCAAGTTTGGCTATCTGCTTTGCGTTGGTTGAATTGCACACCATCGGCTTGCACTCGGTAAATGACACGGTCATGCACTCGGATTGGCCACCTTTACCATCGTGTACCATTTCTTTCTTTACGCCCGAAATGGTAACTACTTTATCATTGTAGCTGCCATCGGGGTTGATTAAATCCCAACTGCCAATGTAGTTTGGATTGCGTAATTTTTTAAAATGCGTTTTTGTTTCCATAGGTTTTGTTTTTAGTTGTTAGTATTAAAATAAATTATCATCACTCAATCCTTTGGCATCTAACGGCACATTCTCTGTCCTGTCAATTTTCCATCCCTCAATGCTATTGAAGTATTTTACGCTTCCATCCTTGCCTTGGTATTGCTTACCACGTAGGTTGTAGCACACGGTCACGTTATCGCCAACCATGTACTTGTCAAGCATTGGGCACCTGTCCTGTGTAAATTGCACCGTAATGTGTTGTGGGTACTTGTCGGCCACGGTGATGACCATCTCACGTTTGGAGAAGTTGTCGTTTACTTGTTGTGTTTGGTAGATTTCTCTAATTGTACCTGTGATTGTGTTCATTGTTTTAATTATTTAAATTGATTAGTATTTCACTTATTAATGCTTCGGGAAGCGCATCGAATTGTTCCGATGTATGTTTGTATTCATGCTCTATCCATTGCTCACCATTTGGATTGCTGTAATGCTTTGCAACCGCTTCGTAGGTGATATTGATGTCATTGTAATTAAAATGCTCACATATCGCATCTAATAACGCCCACGGTAATGACTCGGCATCATCACTTAACTCGATGATTTCATTGTCGCTGTTGAATTTGATTATGATTTCTTTCATGGCTTTACAAGTTCATTAAATTCAACAATGGTCTTAACTCCGCACATATTAATGCGCATCAGCTCACGCTCGGTTAACTCCTCAACGGTTTCGTGTCCGATTTCAACCGCCTTATAAAGAATATTGATTAATCTTCTGCTCATCCTGTGCTTGTTGTATTCGATGAATGATTTAAGTGGTGTTCCGTGCTGTTGTGCTTTGTACTGCTGGCATATTAATAATGCCTTGTGGTATTGTTTATCGGTTATTGGTTTCATTGTGTTAGAATAAAGTGAACGAATTTAGGGTTATCAATGTAATCTTTACCTGCAAGGTGTATGATTTCAACACCGCTTCCGCATAGCTTAATGATGTCATCGTTTTCTTTGGTTTCCCACGATGCAATAAGTTCGCCATCGCTATCATAATAATAATAAGCATCAGTATCGCTTTCGTACTGTAATTTCTCCAACGTGTCGGTATTGAGCCACGTTGTTAGTGTTGTTGTGATTGTTGTAATGTTCATAGGGTTTGGGTTTATAAAGTTAAATGCAGTTTGTCGGATGCTGCTCCCCGTGTGATTAAAAAGTAAAGCCAATCATTTTTTTAGCGCAATCATTGCCAATTGGAAAACATCCTTGACTTTCAGCGCCTGTTAATTCTAAACAATTTTCTACGGTAATGTTAGGAGCAACTGCTAACCAATCTGTATTCATGTGTACATAAAGTTTTTGCCCATCTTTCATTGGTTTGCCACAGCAAATACATTGGTTTTCAATTTCGCCATATTTTTCAATGTTTTGCTCTTTTTTTGGACTTTCGTAAAGTTGTTTTGTTGCCATAGTTATTTGTTTTTGTTTGTGCAAATATGGGGTTTAATTTGATATGTATTTGTTAATATTTGTTAAAAGGTTAATTTACACCTCACTCATTATAGTCACCACTCGCCTACCCGACAACATTGCCAATTCAACATTCTGCTTTATCCTGTTGCGGAATGCTTCGGCTTGGTGTACGCTTGTAAAGTCATCATCTAACTTTGACACTTTGCGCTTTAACC